GATAGTAATTGCCCATTGGAATACTGTTGGTTGAGCCGATTGAACACCAGCCGCACCATTCTGAGTAATATCAGAAATGGTATATCCGGTACTCCAATCTACTGTGGAAGTGGTAATGCTATTAGCCGCAAAAATAAAATTAAGCGCTTGATATAGCCTTAATCCCGGTGTACCCGGATTTGATGGAATAGTTGTATCCCAGCCGCCACCGCCTGTATATCCGCTTTGAGTGCCTGTAGCCCAATCATAAATAGTTGTGCCACTAGGATTAGATGGGGTAGAAATATTCCATTGATATAGTGCTGGATATGCGCTTTTAGTTCCAGTATTGCCTTGGATTGCATAAACCACTTGCATAGTGGATGTAGGAATTAAATGGACTACACCAGCTAAATCTTTATAGCGAACAGGAATCTGAACTGTCGCTGGGTTTGCTGTCATTGATGTTGGCGCACCAAACAAAGCATAACTACCGCCATCTGTAGGCGGCAATGGGAAAGTTACACCAGTTTGAACAATGTCGGTTGCATAACCAGTAGTAGCATTGTATCCAATGCGCCATGTACCGGGAACAAAAGATGAGTCTGAATCGCTAGTAGCTGGGACATAATCTACAGGACCAAGACCATTCGATCCATATAACTTAAAACTAATTCCTGTAAATACTGGTGTTCCGTTATACGGAACTGACAAAGTGGTTGGGCTTAATGTCGATACAAAAGAAGCGGCATTAGCTGGGTCTGGAGCCCATACAAATGATGTAGAAGTGGGAGATTGTGTTGATTTTCCAACAGAGCTATTACAAATATATGAAAAATAATAAGTATTTGCTGGTAATGTTATATGAGCAAATGTATATACACTTCCTGCAACAAATGGATTTGAATTAGAAGCTGTGGCAATATTCCAAGTAAGCCAATCGGCTGTAGTTGGTGATGCAACTGTTGTATAAAATAAAGTAATTGAAGTTGTAGTTCCTGATGTTGGAATTGCACAATTAATATCAAAATAAGGAACAGAAATATAGGGATATGAATCTACTACATTTGGTGCGCTTAATGCGCTATAAAAATTAGGATTTGCAATGCCATTAGTATTTGGTGTTGGGCTATATTGATTAATATCAGCAGTAGCATAAACATTGGGATCATAATCCAACAACTGAAGTTCTGCTCCTAAATTACCATCTGGCAATGCAGTTTCTTTAGTTTGCATTACTCTAAATTGCTTGTTTGACCAACCATAATCAGCATTAGTAATTGTTACTACATCACCAGCATCTACTTGAATACCATCATAAGTAGTAGTAATACCAACAACTAAATCTAATCTAGCTTGTTCTAAAATGCGATTTGCCAAATATTGTGCTTGAACATTATCATTAACTAAATCATATTTAATAGATGATTTATTAACTGGTTCATTTGGATAAAGCAAACCACTTGGAGTTTTTAATAAAACATATCCAGCTTGATCTCTATTAGTTTTATCATTATATTGAGATTCAATTTGATTGATTGCTTGTGTAATGTCTAAAGCACCAACAGTAATTGCTCCCATAATATTGGAATCATTAAAACTATATGATGGGGATATTGCTTGATTAATAACAATAGACCATTTTCCATTGCTAGTGTTATATTTCATCCAAGAATCACAACACATTAGCATTAAATCTATATTAGATAATATAGTTTGCCCAGTATCTAAAATTCCATTAAATCTGTATCTTGGTTGAGTTTGTGGGTTTCCATCAGGATCAAAATAATTTATTAATTGATCTGAATATGAATTTAATGCTGTAGCTGATGAAGAATCTACAAATGATGAATCAACTGCTCCACCATAAATAGAATTAGTCATATAGTCGTACCAAACATCGCCGGGCTTTGCTACACCAGTTCCATTTAAAGTTTGGCTACAATGAAAAGTAATTGGTTGTAAAGTTTCTGTACCTATTGCTCCAGTATTGTAAGTTAAACGAACAATGGCAAATGCTGTGCCATTCATTCTTCTTCCTGTGGATGCCCATTGTTGATCTGTTGGTAAACCTGATCTATCACCCATTAATAAAGATGTGCCATCATCTCCTGCCATATATTCCCAAGGCATTAAACCATTAGTATTTATGGCTGTAATATTTCCAGATTGATCTGATGTGTATAAAGATATAAATAATTTATTTGATATTGATGTATCAATATTTCCAGCACCATCTGTCAAACTTGATACACGATTTGGGTAAAGTGGATTAGTATCAAAAGTAATCAATTGATCTTGGTAATAAAATTTAGTTGTATCAAAACTAAATTGACCATTAGAACTAATACAAGAAATAGCCATTACATAATACATAACCCTTTGATCTGTTCTTAATGCCGCATCTACAAATCTTCCGCCTGTATAAACATTTCCATAAATTATAGGAATAGAAGCTGTAGGATCAGGGGGAACTTGTTGTCTTACATTAGTTTCTTGAAGTGATTGAGAAGTATTGTTTGCATTGGGAGAAAAAATCCTAGATGCCACAATAGATACAGCAAAAGTTGCCGCCATTTGATAGCCAATACTTAATCCATCAGTTAATATGGCAGTAGCAATAGTTAAAACTGCTGGCAGTAAACTTTTAAATCCGCTAAAGTCAATTCCTAAAAAACCCATATCTTTTCCTTATGAAACAAAATGCACGATAGGTGCAGGATTTTGTTGTGTTGATCCAATCACTTTTGATTGGCTTCCGCTGGTTGGAGTTTGACCAAAGCTAAAATAGGTTGAAGCAATAATTGGAACTCTATCCATACTGGTATCTGTAGGATAAACTGCTCTCCAGCTTGATGGATTGGTTTTTATTCCAGCAACTCTAGAATCTAATACTAACCGCATAGATGCGCTTGAAATAATACAAGTAGCTGTTCTTTCTCTTTTGTTGCTATCAAAAGTTTCATTAATGGCAATATTATTGACAATGCCTTGGTATCTTAAAAAGAATTGTTGAACTCCACCAATAGTTAAAATTTGATTATCTGAATCTAAAAATCCTCTCCAAATTTTAATTGGGCTACCTTTAATATTTGCGCCTAAAACAATATTAATATTTTCCGGAACAAGACCAGAAATAGAAAGTTTTACATCTGTGCTAGTAGCTTTCATATCTTGTTGAATGGTGGTAACACCTAAATAACTACCCATACCATCAAAAGTAATGCCATTAACAGTTACATTAGATGCCGCATTAGTTAAATTATCTGTATATGTAGGTGTTACTAATTGCACAAATTCCGCATATCGAATTGATGAGGAATTTAATGCCGCCATTGTTGTGGACATAATATTTCCTTAGTTTGTTATATCTTCTCTAAATACAAATGGACCAGACCATTCTACAAATGCACCATTCGTCATTGGTGTTAAAGTATATGTTGGGCATTGTTCTGCTATTAAATTAAATGAAACTGCATTTCCCATAGTAACTGTAGCACCAGCAGAAGGAGAACCAATAATAGGTCTATTAATATAAACTGTTGTACCAGAAGAATCTGCGGTTACTTTATAAACATATCCGCCAATCTCTATAAAATCTCCAGCTTTAAAAGTTCCATTAGAACTTAAAGTAAGAACTTGAGAATTTGGCAAAGGTGTGGAAGCCAATGTAGCGGCGGTTGCTGTGCCTTGCATAGCGGTAAACCAACTTAAATTTGGAGAATTAAATGTAATGGTTTGTGGCAATTGACGATCCAAATTATCAATTTGCTGAATAATGGCTCTAGCAGTTGGATAATATAAATAGTTGTGCGGAGTTACAGAAAATACCCAAGGCACAGAAGTTAAATATTGAGCTATTCTTAGCTGACCTGATCTACTAACTTGTTGAGCAATCAATCTTCTGTTATTCACAGTCATCTTTTGTTGAATCTCAAATATATCTTGGAATCCAGCCATTATGTCCTACTCCTAACTGTATTGATATTCTTTTGTGCATATTGGTTAGCCGCCCAAACTGCACCAGAACTTCCATAAAGTCTATCTTCAAAAGACTTGGTATCAATAGCTTGAATATTGTAATTAGTTACATTGGTTGTGCTACCTAATGCACCGCCTAATTGATTATTTGGGATTACAGTTCCAGAATTTTTAGGAATAAATAATTCTGGTCCATTTTCTCCAACCAATGATGGAACTCCAATTGGGGGATCGCCACCACCAGCAAAGGCTTGATAAGATGGACCATAAGCACCGCCGGGAGTAGATGCTCCACCAGTAAATAATCCATCTCCATTACCGAAAGAGCTTCCCATCCCAGTTAAAGCCCTCATTACCATTGCTTTAAGAATAATTTTTTCTAAATCTTGCAAAATGCTTACTGCTAAACTAGCAAAATCTAATTTTCCTTTTGTTACAAAAGAATCAATAGCACTATTCATAGAACCAATTACTGATGAAAAAGCATCTTCAGCTATTTTGGCATTATTATAAGCATCTTCTTTAAATTGATTGAAGGCTTTATTCCAACCAAAACTAAAAGTCCTTTGAAAATCAATAGTAGCTTGAACTTGCTCTTTAGCACTTTCAATATAAGTATCTCTTAAACTTAAAATAGCGGCTTTTTGT